GAGTCATTGGTTCCTCACCTTGACAACATTACTGCACCGAGAACGCACATCCCACAAAGACTAAACAGCAGCCAAGCCGGTAGTCCCAGTGCCGGCTCAAGTGGCAATATCTTGTCCATTGCAAAAGCAAATAGCGTTCCCGCCATTGCCAAGCAAAAGTCTCGCTGCCACATTCCTTCCCTCATTCTATGCGGCTGTTGAACCAGATTCGGGGTGTAATTCTTTGCGCCGCTATCTCTGTGAAGTACCGTTTCTCCTCAGACGATATGCGGATATTGATGGTCGTCACGGCTCCCTACCTTGACACCTTAGACCGCTTGCCGAATGCGTACCCACGTCCAAGAGACGGTGATTTGTGCCGGAAGCGTCCGCGACGCGGCTTCAGGCGCTTCGCATATTTTCCGTTCACAAAGAGTGAGAACATGGAGTGGTTGCGTGCCGCCATGGTTCCCTATCCCTTGACCGTTGTTGAGCCAAATTGCCCCTGCGGCAGCATGCCCAAACTGATGCCTTCGCCTGACTGCATGCGCTCAATCAGGTCGTCATACAAAACCTGAGCCTCATAATCATCGCCCACTGCGATTTCGATCTTGACAATATCGAACATTACGCTGATGGCAATTTTCTTGTCCTTAACCATTACCTGCTGTCCTTGAGCGACCGGATGGTAAGCTCGAGCTTCAGGCGGTCCAGGTACTCGGCGCGCCAGCCGCGGCGTGATCGCAGGATCTTAGTGATGCAGTTCTGAACGTGGGAAGTCTCCATCTGGGAGACCAGCAGCGCTCTGCCGTCCTTGCACACCCACAGCGTATCTAACACGTCTCATCTCCTATATCAACGAGGACGGCACGTTGCCAACTTCTATTGCGCGATGCCTTAGAAATTACGCGCCGTCCTCATTTTCCCTCCGCCGAGGAAATGCCTTAACCCGGCGAAGTTAGCCATTTTACGCTGCGACCCGCTCAGCCCCCTCCGGCAGCGCCACCCGCTGGTCGAGCTTCTTAACCTCGTGGTCACCGATGAGGGCCACCTCGCCCGCGCGCACCTTGGCCCGCAGCGAGTTGCCGACCGCCATCCGGAACTGGCCGGGATTACCGCCGCGCGCCTTCGCGACCTTATCCTCGAGCGAGTTTTTCTTGACCACCTTATCTAGTTCCGTTGGCCCCATGCCGAGCATGGCTATTGCCACCGCGTCCATGACGCCGCGCGAGATCTTGGACTTGCCGTCCTTGTCCTTGTACTTGACGCGGCCGTACTCATACTTGCCGGTATCGATGGTGGACGAAGAGACCGTCTCATCCTTCGCCTTCGCGGCCTTCTTCTTGGTTGCCTTAGCCATGGTGTCATTCCTATCAACGGGTTGTGCGCGTAAAGCAGGTATAGCACGGGGCGGGGCGGGCGTCAAGTCGGTAACAGCGCGCTTCTCGCGTTCAAAAACGTAGATGGCCGGGTAACCCTCGGCCAACAAGTGTCTATCGCTTCTCACTGCTTGGTCTCCTTGTTGCGGTCTGCGTGCCCGCCGGCCCGCCGCGACATCTCGCGCAGGATCATCTTGCGGACCGGGCTGAACATGCTGGCATATTCGTCCAGCAGCGCGCGCAGCGCCGCGTCCGACATAAGGCGCAGGCGGGCGGAGGTAAGGCGCGGCATTAGGTCGTCTCCAACACCGATCTCATCTTGACCCAACCTATAAAGCCTCCTCGTTCGTTTCCCCACTCAATGTCCGTTACATACCAGCGACGCCCCACTAGGCGCACAAATAGGTTTTGCTTGGCAACGGCTGCCCAAAAAGACAGTTCGCTGGGATTAAACATAACGAACTGAATATTGCCAGGTCCGTCTCTCTGCAGCCGATCAGCAAGTTTACTCATCGCTCCACCTCAGGCAGACCGATGCGGACCCGGTTGCGACGGATATGTGACAACAGTGCGCGGCGAATTGACCGTCCCTCCTCAGTGCGTATCGGTATATTCATCATATTTGGCTCACTCGACGAGGTTAAACGCCCAGTAAGAGAGGCTTTCGGCGCCGGGCGGTCCTCGCGGGCGGCGAGCTTCTCGCGCAGCCGGCGCTGCGCGTCGGCCCAGAGAAATAGTGCGACGCCGGCTGCCTCATCTACGTCCCTTACGATCATGGCTCTACCTTCTCAATGAACGACATATGGAACCGCTGCGCGCTCTTCTGCCCGTCCCACAGCACGTTGACCATATCGGTGCTCACGCGGCCCCAGGCCGTGCCGACCAGGTTTCTAGCCGCAATCAACTTAAAGGTCTCTCGTCCCTTGGCACTCAATCGGCAGCGCCAACGAGGCAGACGAGGCGCGAGCGTCACGCCACCCATTGTTCACACCTGGCTAACTCAAATATAGCTTCGTTGATCGAGGCCTCTGCCTCCCGCAGCACCTCGCAATCGTCTGCCCGCTCCGTCAACCCAGTTCTCGCTCTCACCGCGCCGTCGATCTCAGTAAACATGACGCCCCAGGAGGTACGCCCGTCCTGACGCCCCATCCAAGTGACGTACAGCAAACACTCGCCGTTATCGGCCACCCAGCCCGCCGGTACCTCCTGCGTGTTCCAGTCGAGTACGCGCAGCGAGCAGTGCCCGTTCTCGATGCGGAAGAAGTGGCGCTCGTCGGTGGTCCAGGCTCGCAGGGTCATCATCATCTCCTATGTGCGGCGGGCAGGTCGGCCCGCAAGAAAAAGTAGAACACGACGCTCGCGCGCCCGTCAAGCGTTAAAGTCCTCCCAATAGGGACCCTGCGGCGACCGCAGCCAGCCCCAGTGCCGCAGCACCCAGAAGGGGGCGACATACCAGGGCGCCGGAAAGAAGGGGTCGCACCGGGCGTCGGCCACGGCGCGCAGGAAGAAGCGGAAGCGGCTCACGGGAAGCACCACACAATATGAGCGGACCCAGAGCGAACGCGCCACAGCACGACCTGGCGCCAGGTAAATTCAAGGTAGAGGCCGCACGGTAAAGGGATTCCCATCTTCCATCTCCTATGTTGACGGGCGTAGCAAAGCACGCCGCGCCCACTCTTGTCAAGCCTCATCGTCCGCCTTGCGCGACGGCGGCCACAACAGCTGCGCCAGCGTCGGCTTCGGGCGGTACTTGCGCTTATCGGACGAGCAGATCGCGCCCTTGATCGCCTGAGATAGTAGCCGCTCAGGCGGCTTGTCTTCCCGCGGTTTGCGGCATGTCAGCGGATTGAAATTGTGGACGATCTTGGTCATCAGGTCTCTCCTGGTGTAGTAAGACGTGGTAACTGCCCCAGTCCTGCCAGAACAGCACCTTGCCATCGGCGCGCACCTCGACATAGTCCCAGTCGTACAACATGTCGGCCTCCTTAAATACGGGAAGGGGGCGCCCGCCCGCGCCCCCGGTTCTTTACTCCTTACAATTAACCTTAATCCACGCTACGACCTCATCACACTCCGCGTTCATTTCGGCGCGCTCCTTATCGTTACACGCAAACTCAGAAATCCAGTGACCGAAAGCAGTTTTAACCTTCTCGATCACCTCGTCCCTGGTCACGACCACACCACCTCATGGTTCTCCTTACGCACCTTGCGCCGCAGCCGGTTGGCGATGTTCATCCGACGCATGCCGACGTTGAGGTTCGCGTAGTTGGGGTCCCAGCAGCCGTTCGCCTTGGCGAACCGGGTTAGCGCCGCCTCGTCAACCTTGCGGTCCTTACCCTTGCCGACCGACACGTGGTCGGAAATGAGGTTGGCCAAATCGTCGCCGCATGTGTTGCGAGTCGGACGATAACGGGTGCGGTACTTGCGCTTTACGACCGAGCGCGACTCGTCCTCGGGCTCACCCTCGTCGCCGTCCTCCCCAGTCTCGCCCTCGTCGTCCGTCTCCTCGACGACGGGCTTGGACCAGGCCTTCTTAGCCTTACGCCGCGCACCCTTCATACCGGAGCCGTCGTGCTGACCAGAGGCTAGCTCCTCCGCTACTTCCTGGTCGCGCAGGTCGGATTGACCCTCAATCTTCTTCAGCGCCGCGGCGAGCGCTCGATCGGCCGAGGGAGCCGAGATGAGCGACACGCCGTATCGCGACGCCACTACTTCGTTCTCGATTACCGAAAGCTCGATGCCGTGCTTCTTCGCCTTCTTCGCGGTTGCGTGGTGAATCCTGATCGCCATCTTCATCTCCTATGTCGGGGCGGCCGAAGCGCCGCCCGTGAGAAAGAGTAAAGCACAAGGCGAAGCGTTGCGCAAGTTATTTCGTCATGCACCTGTGGACGACGTTATAGTGACAGGCGGCAACGGCTCGCGGGAGTAAATGTCGGCAAGCACCTTACTTAGCGCCTCAACCTGTCGCTCCAATTCACGCGTCCGCATGTAGCATTCGCGGCTAACGCGCCGCTCCTCATCACGCAGGTTTTCCCTGATGTGGTTTATTTCTTCGCGCGCCTTATACTGCTCCTGCGCTATCTCCGCTTTTAAGCGGCGGATCGTGTCCCATATTTCGGCGGTCATTTCTTCTTCTCCTTAGGCTGATCAGCTAGCGTCGTCTTCTCAATATCGTCGGCCACCGCGCGCAGCAGGTCGTACCACTCGCGCAGCACGCGCCGCGATATCCCCTTACCCGAATAAGACATGCTGATGGCGCCGGTAACGAGGGCGGCGCCCTTGTGCCAGTAGTCGAGGCGTTGCTTTAGCGGCTCGCTGGTGAGGGCGCGCAGGCGCGCGGCGCACTTCTCCGCAGTGGATGGCAGAGGGCCGCGGGCGTCGCAAAAAGCCTGCTGCGGCATAGGTATATGGTGCTTGGAGGTGGAGGCTTTGCGAGCGGTCTTCATAAACACTTTTTACCTCAGTAACGGCCTTCTTTCATCCATGACGGCGGCTCTTCCTCTTCCTCGCACGGCCTGGGCCACTCGATTTTCTGCCCACAGTAACGTTCCAACGCCGCGCGACACTCACCCAGAGGCGGCAGGTTCTCGATGGAGTAGTGACGCCCAGAGCGCAACATCCGCACCGACTGCGGCACGCCGGGCGTGGTGTCGGCTTCGCTGAAGCCATACGGGTTATTAAATACCAGCTGCACCTCACGCGTCAAGCGTCGTCCCAACCATTTATTAAGCTCGTTGGCGAAACGAGGCTTAGTCAAGGTGCGGTCACCTACCGCCAGCTGCGCCGCGGTGTAGAGCGCTTCGGAGCTAAGTGTCTGCGGCCAGTCGTCATTCTCCGGACGCGTCGCCCAGGCGAGAACCTCAGGCAGTATCTTACCGTTCATCAACGTGTCCTGCCACCAGGCTTCCAAGGGAGAGCGGTTTACCGCCTTCAGGCTGCCGAGTGCCTCGTTCTTAAGATTGGTGCGCGGCACCGCGGGATCATATTCCATCGTAGCCAGGTAGTGGTGCAGCGCTGCCGGCCCACCGCCGCCGCGCTCCTCAAGCAGCCGTCGGACTAGGCCCGGACCAGCGCGGCGCGGGCGCATGTTGATGACGGTGAAGCGCCCGTCACCGGCCTCAACTGGCGCCGCGTGCTCCTCGTTAGAGGTAAGGCCAAGGCGCAAGTAATTGGACACACGCTTAGCATCGATTCCCTTCGGCTCAAAGATGCGGTATTCATCGGTGATCAGCGACTTAATGATGCCACGGTGCTTCTTATCGCCGCCGTATAGCGCCTCCTCAGAATGTAGCAGCAACGTTATTGCCAGATGCTTGTTAAAGCGCCCGTAGATATGCTCTGGGTCAGTAGCCACCATATAGCCCGGCCCTAAGATACGACCAAAATAGCTGAATAACAATGATTTTCCCACCCGCTGATCACCGATGATGACCGGTGCGGTGAAAGACTTCTCGCACGGCTCGCGCAGTATATTAGCGAACCAGTGCAGCATCCACCTATTTAATTCAGCGTCGCCGCCACAGATGACTTCTCGCAACAATTCCAGCCAGGCGTCGCAACAACCCTCTTTAGGCCTCACTGTCCAGCCAGTCCATAAGTTAAGGACGTCGGAGTCGTCATCCTCCACCCCCGGCATAAAGTCGACACGACCGTAGTGACGGCGCCGCGCGTCCTTCATCCAAATACGCGCCTTCGGAATCTTTTTATCATCTACCTCTATTACCTCAGCCAGCGTCATGTTGAGAAAGTCGTCCTTAAGCATCAGCGTCGGTGGCTCACCCGGCCTAATGTTAAAATCAGCGATCCTATACTTTCCCTCCACCATCACGGTAGCGAAGCGCTCGTTATATTCCTGTAAGATCACCGAGGTATTAGACCCCATCCACTCAAGCAGCTTATCAACAACTTGGTCATTATTAAGTACCTTACGCAGCGCGCCCGCACCGGTTATCTTCTTTCCCTGCTCACCGCGCCGATAGGTGGTGCGCACAGTCGGAATGCGTGATTTATCGACGTCACCACTAAAGTCCATCACAGCGCGGATCATTACCTCCGCGTCCTCACGCGACCAGCCTGAATAAAAGAAAATACCTGATAAGTGCATACACGGCTCATTGTGAAAGCCAGGTTGCCAAATATAACGTGCAATCAGCGCGGCGATGGCGACCTTCTTACCGGCTTCTATTAAAACCTCAGGTAATACGGTAGAGGTCATTTCAGGAAAGGCTACCTCGTCCCACTCAACCGTCTCTCCTGATGGGTGGACCGAGCCCGGCGCCATTGTCTGATGGCCACCATCGCCGCGCAGTTCTAGCAGCGTGGAGCGGGTGACGGGGTCAAGGAAGATAAGTTTCTCGAACGGATCAGAGTTAGGGTTTAGGCGATAAAGATAGTGGGAACGGCGTTTGGAAGCACGGCCGAAAATAGCTGAAGTCTGCGGCATAAACCTAGGCACCAAGGAGACGGCCTCGGGTGAATCGCAGTCTACGTCCACCAGGCCGCGCCCAGTTACCAGGCCGATGTTGTGGTTGCCGCGCCAGGCATCCTCCGGCGGCGACTTGTAGTTAGGGTCGGTGTAGTCCCTGCTGTTGGCCGCCTTACTGTTGGGGTGGAGCATCACGGTGAGGAACTGATATTTGTTGGCCCAGGCGGCGGTCTGCCGCACATGTGACGGTGACGACTTGGACATTATAATCCCACTATCGCCGTTCTTGTTGATATCTTGCGCCGGGTACGCGACTGTGGTATGGTGCCGACGTTCGCGGGTCGGACGGCGAATCCATGGCCCGCGCGGTGCCTACCCTACCATGGGTCGGGGGTCTCGGTCAAGCTGGTAATCACCCCTTCCGGGACCCCCAGCACCACTAAGGAAGAGAAGAGGAAGAATTAACTCGAGGCCCGTCGGACGGGGCTCGTTCTTCCCTTCTTATACTTCTTCCTTTAGGACGATAGTCGCGAGACTCCGGCCTCGGACCGTCTCCCTCTACGTCCCGTTCTTTTTTCTCTCTCTCTCTCTCTTTAAGAAGAAGAAGAAGAAGAAAGGAAGAACGACCACGACGGGACGGGCCTCGAGTCAATTCTTCCTTCGTTCTTTCCAATTTCAAGTTATAAGAATAACCTAATACAACTTGAAGTATACTACTTGACGGAAGCCGCGCTTATGTGCTAGTATCCGCGCCTTCCGAGGTTGGTGTTCACGACCTCGTGATTGGCTCGCGGTCTTGGTCGCTTTTGTCGCCGGATTCCTGGTCGCTTTTGTAGCCGGATGAGGCGCAAGACCTAACCCGGCCGGCGGAGGCGTCTTAAGGGGGCTAGGGTGCTGTGGTACGTGGTCATCACGAAGCCGTCGTCCGAGCACATTGTAATGAACTCACTTGACCGCGAGATGCCTAAGGTCGAAGCCTACTACCCGCGGGTAAAGCGTCGGGTGCGTCACGCAGGCAAGACAAAGTTCGTCGAGCGGCCGTTCCTGGCACGCTATTTGTTCGTGGCTAACGTGATGCAGTCCCTGGTTGACATGCTCCATCTTACCGGTGTCCAGAACGTGATCAGGATTGGCGATGCGCCGCGCTTGGTCGAGCAAGACGTGGTAGATGAGATCAAGCGCCGGGAAGTACACGGTTTCGTGAAGTTGGATAATGAGCCTATCGACCATCCGTTCAAGCACGGCGAGATGGTACGCATCGTCGGCGGCCCCTTTTACGGTTTCAATGCGCTGTTTAGTCAGCAGAAGGGGCTCGATCGCGCCGAGGTCTTCGTGTCAATGATGGGACGGTCGCCTAAGGTAACGATCGGCCTCGGCGACCTAATGAAGGCCTGACCTGTTTATGCCCACCAATGAAGAAACCAACAACCACTAGGAGCCCGCGACAATATGGGCTTAAACGAACGCCAGAGGTTGAAGAACGTTTTCTTAATGGTTTGCGTAAGGGTTGGTCTCCAGCAAAAGCAGCGGCGGCTGTAAATGTTGCGCGCGACACTGTTCTAGACTGGCGTCAGAACGACCCAGATTTTAAGGCGCGTTGGGATTCGGCGATCGAAGAGGGTACCGATCTGCTCGAGGACGAGGCGCGCCGCCGGGCCGCGGAGGGCGTCGAGCGCGGTATTTACCACGCTGGTGAGAAGATCGATACTGAACTCGTCTACAGCGACACGTTGATGACGCTGATGCTTAAGGGTCGCCGGCCGAAAGTCTATAACCGGGCGACCGACATCACGCTGAGCGGGACCGAGGATGGGGCACCGATTAAGACCTTGGTGATTAAAGGCGGGCTGCCGAACAGCGACCCGCAGGAAGTAAAGAAGGACGAGGAGTGAATTACCATCGTGCCAAGCGTCTCGAGGCTGCGGAAAACGTTGTAACTATCGAGCTACCGACGCTGCACGCCGACCAGGTCAAGGCCTACTTAGTTACTGGCCGGTTTAAGGCGATCCGTTGCGGCCGGCGCTGGGGTAAGACTACCTACGGCGTAACGATTGCTTGTGACGACGCGGCCAAGGGTAAGCTGCACGGCTGGTTCGCCCCCGACTACCGGCGCCTGTCCGTCGCCTACAACATGGCGCTCGATATCCTCGGGCCTATAATCAGGCGTTCATCACGTAACGAAGGAGTTATTCAGACCGAGTACGGCGGGCAGATAGATTTCTGGACGCTCGAGGATGAGAACGCGGGCCGCTCGCGTAAGTATCACCGGGTGACCGGCGACGAGGTGGCTTTTACGAAGCCTGATATGATGGGGGTATGGCAGAAGGCTATCCGCCCGACGCTGCTTGATTACCGCGGCTCGGCCAACATGTTGTCGAACACTGCCGGTAACGACCCTGAGAACTTTTTCTGGCGCATCTGCAATCAGCCTGAGCACGGCTTCGTTGAGTACCACGCGCCGTCGTATAACTCGCCGCTGGTGTCTAAGGAAGAAATAGCTGAACTGCGGGCAATGTACCCGCCGCTGGTGTTTCTGCAGGAGTACGAGGCGGAGTTCGTCGATTGGTCGGGAGTAGCCTTCTTCGCGTTGCAGAAATTGCTTAAAGATGGGCAGCCGGTTCCTTATCCGACCATTTGTGACACGGTGTTTGCGATCGTCGATACGGCCAGCAAGACCGGTACCGCTAATGATGGTACGGCGGTAACGTACTTCGCGACCACCAAGCTCATCGGCATTCCGCTGATAGTGCTTGACTGGGAAATAGTGCAGATCGAGGGCGCGACGCTTGTTAACTGGTTACCGTCGGTATTCAAGAGGTGCGAAGAACTGGCGAAGGTGTGTAAGGCAAGGTTCGGCACCATCGGCGCCGTCATTGAGGATCAAAATTCAGGCATCGTGTTGTTGCAGCACGCCAAGAACAACAACTGGCCGGCACACCCGATAGAAAGCAAGCTAACCGCGCTCGGTAAGGACGGCAGAGCTATCGACGCGTCTAAATACGTGCACCAAGAGTTTGTAAAGTTCTCGGACGTCGCCTACAACAAGGTGACGACCTACAAGGAGGTTACCCGTAACCACTTGCTGGGCCAGGTTACCGGGTTCCGGGTCGGCGACAAGGACAACGCGAAGCGGGCCGATGACCTGCTGGATACGTTTACGTACGGCATCGCGCTCGCGCTCGGCAACCCGGAGGGCTTCTAAATGGGTATCATCGAGGCGATTATTCGCGCATTGCTTTACCTCTGCGCGATCGCGCTATGCTTCTTCCTGTGCGTGTGGGTGCTCGGCGAGATCGGCATCGCGCTGCCCTACATGGTCCTAACTATCCTCAAGGTCATGTTTGTGCTGATCGCCATCCTGATCCTGCTGCGGCTGTTTTGGCCCATAGTCGCGGGTCAGAACTGGTTCCCGCCGAGGCCGCCGGGATGATGACCAAGCAGGAGTGCTACGAGCTGCACGTGTTGGCGATCTGGGCCGCGCACCGCCCGCTCGACCCTATCTACTGTGCGTGCGGTAAGGAGTTCGCAACGCTGCGTGAGAGGTTTATCTGCGAGGAGGGCGGCCATGGAACAGGACCACGAGACAATACCTGCGGGGGCCTCTGCTGCCGACCCTGCGGAGGAAGCTGCTAGGCAAGACCCGCTGGTGCAGCAGGCGACCGATTACCTGCGCCCGGTGGTCCAGACGTTATTCAACGGAATAATGCTGTCGTCAGCACAGTGGTGCCCAGCCGATAAGATGATAGCTACCTTGTGTCACTCGATCGGCGTCGCTATCGGTAATGCTACCTCAGCGGGCGGCCTGCCGGCGGCACTGAAGATAAGGCACGTCTGCCAGGAGGCATTTCTAGCCGGCGTGCGCTCGGTCAAGGTGCAGCCGCCGCCCGCGACACCGCCTCCGCTCGATGTGCGCGCGGCGCTCAACGGTACGAGCGGCCTGCACCCGGCGACGATGAAGGGACAGATACGGCGTGGCTAGCTGGACGCTAAACGGTAGCTCCCTCGGTAACGAGCTTGACCAGCTTCTTACCTGCGCCGACATCGTCCCCGGCGACCAGCCGAGCTACCAGATCTGCAAGACCATCTATGCCTGGCACCCGCTCGGAGCCAAGATGGTCGATGCGCCGATAACGATGGCGCAGGCCCAGCAGCGCAAGATCGCCATCCCGAAGGGGCCGGAGGAGGTGCTGCAGGAGGCGTTCCTTAGGCAGTGGGAAAAGGATAAGGTTGACTACCACATATCCAACACAATGCGGCTGTCACGCATTTACGGCATATCGTCGCAGGCCCTGCTGATCGACGGCGTGGATAGCGACAAGCCGATGCCCTACAAGGATCTGTGGAACAAGGACATAGGCTTCAACCAGTTCGACCCGCTGAACACCGCGGGCTCGCTGGTGCTCAACCAGCAGCCGAACGCGATAGACTTCCAGAAGACCACGCAGATCAGAGTCAACAACGAGGTCTACCACCGCTCGCGCTCCTGCGTCGTTATGAACGAGGCGCCGCTATACATTGAGTGGACTACTTCCTCGTTTGGCTTCGTCGGCCGCTCGGTCTACCAGCGGGCGCTGTTCCCGTTGAAGTCGTTCATCTGGACGCTCAAGACCGACGAGCTTATCGCCCGCAAGGCGGGAGTGTTCATTGCGAAGATCAAGCCCGCGGGCTCGATAGTCTCCAATATTCAGAACTTGATCACCGGCTTTAAGCGGGCGATCTTGAAGGAGGCAAAGGTTGACGACGTGATCTCCATCCACCCGGAGGAGGACATTACCACGCTCAACATGCAGAACATCGACGGTGCTTACACGTTGTCGCGCACCAACATACTTAAGAACATCGCGACCGCGGCTGACATGCCGGCGAAGCTACTCGAGAATGAGACCATGGTCTCCGGCTTCGGGGAGGGCGTCGAGGACGCGAAGAACATCGCGCGCTACATCGACCGCATCCGGATCTCGATGCAGCCGCTCTACGCCTGGCACGACAAGATTAACCAGTACCGGGCCTGGAACCCGGACTTTTATAAAACGGTGCAGCAGCAGTTTCCTGAGGAGTACGGCGACGTTCCGTATACCCAGGCCTTTTACGATTGGACCAATTCCTACGAGGCGGAATGGCCCTCGCTCCTGATTGAGCCCGCGTCCGAGAAGATCCAGGTAGATGACGTTAAGCTTAAGGCCGTCATCATGCTGCTCGAGGTAATGCTGCCGACGCTCGACCCACAGAACCAAGTAAACCTCGTGCAGTGGGCGGCTGACAACTTCAACCAGCTAAAGCTAATGTTTGGGTCGCCGCTAGACCTCGATATGGATATGTTGGCGCAGTTTCTTGCTGAGCAGAAGCAGAACATGGACCAGCAGCAGGAACAGCAGATGCAGATGGGCGAGGCGCAGATGCAGCAGGGCGCGGAGCAGGGTGGAGGCGAGGCGCAGCCGCTGCCGACCGCCTCCGCTAGCGACTCGCAGGGCCGGCGCCGCACTTCGGTAGTCGCCTACTCCGACGCGGTGGCGAAGCTTTCCAAGACGCTGAAGCGGCGCGAGGGG